ACCTATTTTATTATTATCACCTGTTTGTGTAAAATTAATTGTTTGATTTTTACCGTAAACATAAGCATTTGAAGCTGCTGTACTCTTTGTAGAAACTCTATTATTTTGTCCGTCTTGTGTAATAGTTATGTCAGCATTATCACCTGCTTGATATATATAAATTTCATTTGCAGAAGCGACAACTCCCCATAAAACAAGACTTAAACAAAATATAACCCATGCCCAAGCACTAACCACCTTGATAGATTGTAATTTCATTGTCTTGCCCTCCTAATTGAAAATCGTACATTTCGAAGTCGTCTTGTATAATATTTAGTATGTATCCATATTCTTGGTCTAGTCTAAGTTCAATGTATGAACCACTAGCACCTTCTCTTATCCATACATAATCTGGATCTTCATTTAATATAATGACACCAGTTTCCTCATCTTTACCAAATACAATATCATCAAAACTTTTTGATTTTTGTTTTTGAAACTCATCCGACATTTGTATTGCTAGTTCTTCATTGATTTGTTTTAGAATATCTGCTAAGAAGTTTTGTTCTAAGAAGTCTATATCTAAACCAGTAACATATGTGTTCTCATCTTCTTCCAAATAGTCAACTTCTAATTCGTTAAACTCTAAAAAATCTAAATCTAATGCGTCTGCAATACCTTTCACTTTTTTTTGATATTCTTCATCTTCTAAGTCTCTTGGTTTTGCGATAATCAATAAGTTGTTAATAAAACTCTCATCTAAGTCTAATAATACAGGTGGCATTGGTTTTCTTTCAGGCACATCAACTACCGTAGCTTGAAATGCTTGATTAAGTATAACTTGTCCAGCTGCACTCTCTACAGATATTTCACCAACAAGACAATTACCTTTTACATCACAACTTGGTAATAATATAATTGTAGATGAACCTAGTTCATCGATTGTCATTGAAAAATCTGTACCTCTAACACCAATTGTTGCTGTAGGTGTTTTGATACTTATATTTTGTGCTGAGTTTTTAGCAATCTGTCCTGATGCATATCGTATTGTACCAAGTGATGCTTTTAAAGATAGTTCACCAGTTTGAGTATTTGGATCATAGATAAACTCATCAATAATTAATTTACTGTGTTCAGTAACGTCTACTCTGGTATCGTCTATGAATAGAATACCAACTTTACCTTTGCCAGTTTTGATTGTGTCGTAGGAAAAAATATCTAAGGCTTGTTCGATTTTGATATCATTGTCACCATCTTTTCGATCAACAATACCATTACCTTGTACTTGATCAACGTTCCCTATGCTGGCCCACAAAGGACCAGCACTAGAGAATAATAATAATACTAGTATTATCCAATTAGTCAGTTTGTGAAATATCAATGTCATGGTTGTCACCACTTGTTGTTAAAGACACATAGTTATCATAGATACCTGATTGTGTTATATCAACATCAGCGATTGAACCCGTATGTGAATGGATAAAGGTGTGTCCATTGACATCACCATCACCATCTATGTCAATTAAGTAATTATTTGTGTCACCGTTTACGGTTAATGTTAAAATAGCAGATGTACCATCAATAGTAGCAGCAACTACGTTACTGTCACTACCAGATGAACCTGTTATTGTTACAGTTGCATTTGAAGCGTCACTTGTCTCACCAATATCAATGTCTAAGTCGTTAGATGAACCAGCCCATGTAATACTTGCTGTTGCTGTATCACATGATGAATTTCCGTCTGTACTATCACACAGAAATTCGATGTCGTTTGAATCACCTGTTACGCTAAATGTTCCTGTAAATGTATCACCGTTTACATCAAACGCCAAAACGTTAGAGTTACCGACTTGATCAATGTCGATTGTGGAAGTAGCACCAGATACAGTTGCAGCTGTTGTACTATTTCCGACTACGTTATTTTGGCCGTCTTGGGTAATGTCGAGGTCTAATGTCGCACCTGATTGTGTCACGTAAATGTCGTTAGCATATACCGGTAATGCTATCAACAATAGTATGATTATCTTAGCGAACATCTTCCTTCTCCTGTTTAAGTTCCGATAAAGTCTTATTCCAGTCTTCATCGATTGTAGACCATAGTTCACAAGCGACACCCTCGTGTATCATCTTCAACACAGCGTATTCGATTGTTGAACGTACGGCATAGTTTACTGGCTCGTTTATTGCGACACCAGTTTCTAGCTCCAGCGCCTTTGTACTCATATCTAAGAACCTGAATACATCGCCACCTTTACTATGTGACGCTATTGTCTTATTTGCAGAAACAGTGACTAAAACCTCACCTGTTTGTACTGCAACGACACGTAGCGAAACTGTTACTTGATCGACACGATATTGCTCGTTTACGCCGATCCCAAAATATCTGGCACCCACACCTCCAGACATTATATTTGAATCATATCCTACAATACCACCTTCAATAATTAATCCGGCAAACACTAGTGGTTTTAATACATTATCAATTTCTTGTTCTCCATCATATAGTTCACGTGTAGAACGTATCAACTGTCTTTCTTTTACTAGTGAATCTAGTCCTTGTCTTTCTACGACTTTAAACCATTCTCCACCTCCTACAGCTTTCAAGGCAGAGATAACCCACACTTCAGCTCCTTGAGTTACAGCTGTAGACAGTTGTGAAAATTTTGTATTTGGTTTTCTCTGACCTGTCCTGTCAGGAAAATCATACACAGCAATTGTGATCTTTGGTTGACTTAGTTTTGGTATTGCATATAGACTTTCAATTGTGGGTGTAGTTTTTGTTGTAGGCAAATCGCCATACAAAATATCAGGCTGGTTCGTAGTCGAACAGCCCGCTAGTCCACAAAATAATCCAATCATTACCAACAATTTTATAAGCATACTAAAACTGAAAATCTCCTACTGGCACAGACATTTCAGTTACAGTACCGTCTGGCTGTGTGATTGTTAATGTAATTGTTTCTGTCGTTGTATCTTTAACCCAATAGATTGTGGAACCTTCTACTTCAGCAGTACCAGATGTAGGACACTCGCCTGTACACTCAGTACCAAACATATTATCAACTAACTGCTTTGATAGATTTGCATAGATACGACTTTCAACGTTCTTAATAAATTTGTTGATTGTAGTATTTTCTTCATCTCTTTTTGCAGCCGCATCAGCAGACTTTTGATCGTCTTTGATTTTGTTTTCTCTGTTATATCTTAATTGTTCTAAAGATAAAACATGTGTGCTGTATCCGTTGCCCGAAAATGACGGATTAGAAAATTCATGTACCATCTCGCTAGACCGTGTATCGGTTATGACGGAAACGAACGCAAGTGTACCTAGGATTAAAAATAGTGACCTCATACACACTATTTATAAGTCTGTATCTTGCTTTTTGTTTTTCTCTTTAAGTTCTAAGGCTGTATTGAGTTTGGATCTCAATCGAATTATATCGTTGTCTAGCATACGTACTCTGTCAATCAGAGCAACCAATGTAGTCATTGTCGTATCTAGTTTTTCGATGATTTGTGTGGTGACATATTGATAGATGAACCAGATGAAATATCCCATAGCAACAGCTGCCAGTGTAGCGAAACCGTACTGCTCGAGTATTTGTAATATGTCCATTTTAGTCTTTTCTGGCGTCTTCTTTTCCGTCAGACCTACTCAGTCTGTCCATATCTGGTTTCAATCCTAAGGCATGTGACACCAGCAAATCAAGTTTAATCATATCATGGTTCATAGTTTTAATTCTATTGTCTAAAGATGCTATAATACCAGTAATGGATTTAACTTGTCCTACAACGCCTGCAAGGATATAAGTTAAAATTACGTATATGAAAATACCCATAGTCACAGCAGCTGCGACAGGCAATCCAAATTTAATCAGAATATCAAAGAATAATTCCATATGTCTATTTATAAATTAAAAAGGGGCGCCGAAGCGCCCCTCTAAAGTAAAACAGGAGAGAATGTGGATTAATCTTCTTCTACTAATTTTGAGAAGTAATCCATAGTGTCATCGTCACCACCATCGTCAAATGACTTAGTAGGTGCGCTAGACGGCTTTGTTTCACTTTTCACTACAGGTGCTGATTCCTCATCATCAACGGTGGGAGTTTCAATTTTATCAGCTGTTGTAGTGCTTCCAGTTCCGAATACAACTTTCTCGTATCTCGCTTTTAGAGCATCATATGATTTGAAGTTGCTTGGATCTGAAAACTCTTTCAAAGCAAATTGTTGTTTCCAAATTGCTTCAATTTTGTCATCGTCTTCAGCAAGTTTCGATGGTGATTCAAATTCAGATTTATCATAGTTCCAATAACCATCAACTTTTCTGATTTTCAATTTGAAGTTTGCACCTTCCCAAAAATCAAATGGGTTTAAAGGTTTCTCATCTTCAAATGCTGGCTGCATCGCCTCAGTAATCTTGTCGAAGATTTTCTTACCAAACTTGAACAGTTTGATTTGACCTTCGTTCTCAGGATTCTTAGGATCAGCAACTACCATAATATTAGTATAGTATGTTAGTTTTCTTTTTCTCTTACGTGCAATCTCTTTATCAGATTCTACACCAGAGTTCCACAGTTTACTGTTTTCCTCAGACACAGGATCTTTTTTGTTCATTGTCGTAAGTGAGTTTTCGATGTACCAACCACCAGGACCTTGGAAAGCATGTGACCATACTCTTGCCCATGGTAATTCTTCACCTTCTACTGCTGGCAAAAATCTGATTACAGCATAACCGTTACCTGACTTATCAAGTTCTGGTCGCCAAAATCTTTCGTCTTTGCTAGAGTTTTGTGATGTTGCTGGTTTGTTAAGTACTTCTAACTCTTTAGTGAGTTTGTCGAAATTGCCTCGACTTCTTTTTAGTGCTTCGAATGACATTGTATTTTTCTCCGTATATATCGTATGTTATTGTATTGTCGTTCTTATCCACGTATTGCATAATATAAAGTCTTATTATATCAGGTTTTGTCTCTTTTGTCAAGGGCCAAATCTAATATATTTTTATTTATAAGGGAAATGGTAGTATATTTAAGATTAATACACTCAAACCACTCATCTAATTCACTGTTTACTTTGTCAGTTCCTAGTGGTTTTTCATTCACTTTATAAAAATCGATGTCAGAATACACTGTGAAGTTTGCCTTATAATGTTGTACCCAATTCACTGGATCGACAGCATTAATATCATCCTTCTCATAGTGTAATGTATTCTTGTACATATTGTTAAACTTGTCTGTGTTAGAGTATAGATCACATCCAATCATATAAACCTCTGTAGGTTTTTCTATGTTACATGCAATATTTAAAATTGTAGGACCTGCTGACCAACCCATATCTCCTGTTGTGCCATTGTTTAAGTTCATGTAATCACCAATCGCTCTTACTTTGTCCTCTTTACGTAACCATGTAATGAATAGTATATTAGAACCTATACCTTTGTATTCTCTTTCTTCTTTGACTACCTTATCACCCCACGTTGCAGCTGAACCATGTATTACAAATTCATCACCATCACGTTTCTCACTCTCTATGATTTTTGGTTCTTCACCATATTGATTTTTCATATCAAGTTTGTATGTGTTGACTATATCGTCATATAACATACTTGGTATAGATGACCAATCTCTAAAGTAAACCGTATTCTCAAATGCATAACCACTGTTGTAAATATCGTGCATGATACCAGGATCAACACTTACTAATCCGTCTGGTGTGAAGTCTCTATACAAACCATTACATCCGTATATCTTACCATGGTTTTTTAACTTTGTCAAGTCAAAACCTTTACGACTTTCACCATTACCGATTAGAAATAATTTACTGGACATTTTTATTCTCACTAATATATTTGATTACATTATAGTGTGGTCGCCAGCACAGAGAAGTTAACCGTGTTATATCCGCTGTATTATCCACACGTTCTAACGTTGTATCTCCTTGTACTCTTTCCACATCTAACCCAAAGTGATCAATAATGTCTAATACTTTTACTGATTGTCCTGTACCAACATCTGCAAGTCCTGTCATGTTTGGTGCTAACATAAATGTTTCGATTGCTGACACTACATCATATACATGAATAAAGTCTCTACTGAAATTGATGTTTGCATATTTTAATTCGTTACGTAGTATTCGTGGTATTAACATATCTGGTCTGCCACCTGGACCATATACTGTGGTAAATCTCATACCAAGAGCATGTGGTGGAGCAATCATCTCCATTGCTTTCTTACTTAATGCATATGGATTTGCCCATGGCTCTGCAGCTGTACTTGATGATGCATATAATATTCTTGTGTTTGGAAATGCATCAAACAGTCTCTTAGAATTTTGTACGTTGTTTGTCCAATACTTTGTAGGGTTTTCTAAACTATCTCTTACATTAGCACTACCTGCTAAATGTATTACACAATCTATATCTTTGTAGTTTAAATCACAGTCTGTAATATCTTTACCTATGCTTGTATCTAAACACTGTATCCAATGTTTATCTTTCAATAGTTCATAGACATTCTTACCAATAAAACCATGACTACCTGTTAATAAGATGTTCATCAAACTCCTCATAAGTTATCTGTTTCACGTTTGGATGTTCGTTCCAATTGTTTGGCCAGATTGTGCCACCAACACGATAAAACTCAATGTGTCTATTTCTCTTAAACACTTCAGCCATTTGAATTGCCCACTTACCACCATATCTTGCTTTTGCATCTTTTGGTGCATAACAATCAGTGCCTTTGTAAATATTATTCATTGGGTCGTTAGTTGGTTTGTTTTGTTCTAGGTAATTTGACAAGTCAAAACCTAACATGTAGATTGCACCTGTGCCAGTAGTCTTTCTGGCTGCATAATCTAACATTGTTTGACCTGTATCATAATTCAAATCTACGCCAAGTGCTTCTTGGAATGATTGTACGTATACTCTTGCACGTGGATATATTTTTAGTGTGCCTTCATATAGATGTTTAGAAATCATCTTAGTTGCTTTGTATACATCTTTTCTAACTAATTCTTCGAACATAGGACTATCAATACAACCAATATAATCTGGCATGTAATCTCTATACAAAGCATTACAACCAAATGTATCACCTTTGCCATTGAGTTTATTTAAATCAAATCCTAAACGACTAGTGCCGTTTGCAATTACAAATCTTTTAATCATCGATCATCTCTTTAATTATGTTTTTCAGTTTTGTATGGTCTTTGTCTTTGAGAAATGTTGTGTATTTCTTTACTCTCAAACTCACTTTAGGCCATACTATTTGCTCATTGATTTCCTTATCAAACTTTTTACAATAACCAAACATACTATGTAGTACACTCATTGTATCCAGTCCAATCTTCTTTGCCAAGTAACTTTTAAGTAAGATAGGATGTTGTCCTTTGTAACACTTAAATATTTTGTTGAAATCACCATCTGCCTTTTTCAACAAATGCATCATATCTAACTTAAAGTAGTAACTAAAGCCATCTCTACGTTTGACATACTGTAAGTATTTTTGCTCAGCAGTACTAGTTGAAAGGTCGCCCACCCAAGTATTACTATCAATAACAAAACCAGAAACGATAAAATCAACAATGTCCGTCTTATATTTTTTTGCAATTCTGTGAAAAAAAAATCTATCGTTTCTTCGATTAAAGGAATCATTAGTAGCCCTAGTGCCACCATTATACTGATCAAAATTATAGTTGTCACGTGTAAAATGTAGTTTAATTGCTAAATATGTTTTATATACTTCAAATCCATCCACTAAATCGGTAACGCTCCACTCTTAGGTAAATAATGTAATTCTTCCGCATTTAATTTAATCTTGTCTTTGAGAGTTCGATTAATTAAATGTGTGATTGTATCTGGTTCTATTTCTTTCTCTTTACAATACTCTAAGATTGCGTCCATATGTGTCATCTGTTTCATCTGGACTTTTTGATCTATGAGTAATGCGAAATCTTTTGGTGTCATTCTGGTGCCACCGGATCGTATTTAAGATTAGCCATTTGTTCTAGTCTAGTCTCAGGTTCTTTTTCATTTTCAAAACTCATGTCTGTTCCATGCTCTTTGTGATGTTTATACATTCTTTTATTGAAGTTACTCGCTGGTTCTGTCAACATATCTGGTGCTGTATCCACACCTACCATTGTGTTATACTCTGCTCTTTGTTGCTGATCTGGAAATAGCAAACACTGACCAGTTTGATCATATGTTTTATCACCAAGTGTAAATGTAAAATCTTCTGGTTGATCACCAGTCTTTGATTTCTCTCTGGATTCTTCATACAGAATTAGACCAATCAATGAATAAATTGCTGTATCTAGGAATGTGTCTTTGATGTTTTCTTCTTTAAATTTAAGTTCGCCTTTATCAATAAATGACATTAAACGACTATACTTATCACCAAGTCTTACGGCAATACCTTTCCATGCATCAATGCCACCTAATTCTGACAATCTAAAATTGGCAAAAGGGTCTGCCTCTTGAGCATAATCGTGTCGTTTCTTATCATGTAAAGATTTCATTTCATCAAGTAGTTGATAAAATCGATTTGTATACTTGTGCATTATATTACTCCATGTGTATTGGATGAGCTGTGCTCTCAGTTGATGGTGTTAGTCTTCTATTACTGATACTGATCTGTGATATACACAGCTTTTGTGTTGTGTCATCAATAAAAAACATACCTAAATTACTTGCATCTGGACTAGCTGCAAAGATGGTGTTATATGCCTTATCTTCAAATACGTCATAAGAAACACCCATTGACATAGGTATTAATTGAAAAGTGTAACCTACGTAGTATCCGACTTTTTGATAGTCACCACAAAATAGAGTTACTTCTTTTGTTGTGTCAAAGGTTTTATTAAACAATTCACCTTGCAAAGGTTCTGCTTGTGCTTTGTTTAAACCAAGAGATAAAAGTAATAGTGCGATAGCAATAAGAACAGTTCCCTTAATGATATCAACTATTTGTTTCATTCTCAATATGCTTGTAGAAATTTTCCACTGCTTCCTTTAACTGTGGCAAGTATTCTTTTTTATCTTTTTTAAATACTTGCGTTTGGCCATCTGATGTTACGACTAGAATTACAACCTGATCGATGGGTGTACCAGTTTGTTCTTCATACATCTCAGCATAAGCCGCACCTTGTATGAAGTAATTACTAATCCATTCTTCTTTCTTTTCACTAGTTGAGGTCTTAAAGTCAATTACTGACAATTTGCCCTCGTACTCACCGATGCAATCTACACGACCTGCAACAGTATACTTCTCAGAAAACATTTGTGCTTCTTGCACGTGAATATTGTTGATGTTGTTTAGAACAGGTTTAAATTCATTAAACATACTCCACGCCAACAAATTCTTTTTATGTTTCTCGTCTAGCGTCTCTTTACTTACGTTGTTGAGATAATCCTCAACCATGTTATGAACAGCAGTTCCACGATTTGCGGAAGTTCTAGCAATGTAATTTGCAACTTCTTCGCCAACCTTTTTACGCCATTCATGTAATCCTTTCTTGTCTCTGATAGAAAGAACAGTTGTAATTGAAGGATATGATTTATTTGTTTCCAAATGTTCATAAAACCTCTTTCCATTAATATTTTTCGCTTTGAGTTCTGGAAACTCAATTTTATTATCTAAGTGTTCAAACATAATATATCCTTATTATAACAGGTTTCTGACTAAAAGTCAAGTGGTTTATTGGTCTTCGTCACCGATTCTATCAGTGGCAAATAATTCCAATGCTTTTTTGTATGTTGCGTTAGTTCTCTTAATCCACCCTTTACCAAAGGCATCAAATGTAGATAAAGATTTGTAATACTCTTTTCTTGCTACTGAGTAGTTTTCTAGTGTATCTGCAACACCAAATTCTTCCGTGTACTTATCAACAGCCGCAAGTGTAATTGGTCCAATTCCACCATCTGGTTCAACACCAATAATTCTTTGTAAGAATTGTGCTGCTCTACCAGGACCTGCGTTCACAGCAAAATCAAATACTACCAAGTCCAAACCTGATGGTAGTTGATCGCATTTGCATTTGTCCCAATATCCTTTTTTGTAAATTGGTGCTACATCTTCAACTGTTAAATCTTTCATATCTTTTTCGCCACCAAATTCTTCGTATACTCTTTTAGTAACGCCAAGATTTGTTTCACCGCCTGGATCTCTAGGATGATTTACGTACCCACCCTCGTGGTGTAGTATCATCTCTAAACTAGGCTGATAATTCTTTTGCATGTAATAACTCCGTTTTATATTTCAATTTCATTTTCTTGTGGTCACGTGAAATTCTCCACATTTCCGATGATCGGTCTACCGATCTTTCTTGTTCTATATCGTTTACTTTTCTTTTGTAATACTTATGAGACTTTTTTAAGTCTGCATTACTGGTTGTCATAGTGCAATCCTAACTTTATTTTTTGTATTAGATAATCTCGTAAGAAACCACTTCTTACGATGTCGCCTAAATCAAATTCTATGTTTGCAACTGAATCCAACTCAAATAAAATTCTTTGGAAATCGTAAACACCATTTCTCTCTGCTGTTTTATTTAAGTCTGTCTGTTGGAAATCACCACAGAAAATAATTCTGCTGTTTTGACCGCAACGTGTAATGATTGTATCTAATTCATGGAAGTTAAGATTTTGACACTCATCGACAATAATTATACCATTATCAATTGTTATACCTCGTAAAAATGATGTAGATAAAAATTCTATAGTGCCTTGATTCCTTAGATCAACATACAATCGGTCGAACGCATTATCTGTTGGTGCTTGAAACATAAACCTTACCATGTTTTGATAAGGCATTTGATATAGAAATGATTTGTCTTCTTCATCGCCAGGTAAGAAACCAATGTCTCTTGTTGGCAATAAACTTCTTACAATGTAAACCCTTTGTTGTTCAGTGCTTGCTTTTAAAACTTCTTTCAATGCTAGATGCAATGATAGAAACGTTTTACCTGTACCGGCAACACCATATAGAAATAGATGTTTACCAGAGTTCCAAGCCTCAACAACCCTTTTCTGATTTTCAGTAATAGGTTTGATATTGACTAACTCTTTGTCTGTAATTCCTAATTTTTTATTCTTCGCCATTTAC